GACCGCAAAGAACTGGACACTCATCCAGACTACAACGGATCCATCAACATTGAGGGAACTGATTACTGGCTCAACGGGTGGATCAAGGAGTCCAAGAAGGATGGTAAGAAGTTCTTTAGCTTGTCAGTCAAGCCAAAGGATCAAGGCGCAACCAAAACCCCTGCAAAGGCCAAATCCGCTCCAGCACGGGCCAAGGATTCGGATGGAGATGACATTCCGTTTTAACTAACACTTTCCTCGCTTGATTGGGAACTCCCGATCAGCAGGGGACAAGGGGGTTGGCTGTGACCCCAAAAACCACAGCCACAATTTTAAGGGATTGTAGCGGCCACCATGTGGGCTGGTTATCATTTGACCCTGTGAGGTAACTACATAAAACCTCACACCCCATTTATAAATATATGAACAAAATTATAACAGCAGACTACTTCCCCGGCCAAAATTGCGACTGCGAAGCTCGTAGCAGTTACGAGTGCGGTTGTGACGCAGACTGGACACCAACTGAGGTTTACAAGTTGCGCGAGGATGCAAAGCAACTAGCTGACAGACTAACCGCACTAGAACGCGAGCGCGACGAGTGGAAAAAAGCAGCATTTGAAATCATCGAAGAATTGGAACGCGAGCGCAACGAGGCAAGGGAGTTGGCGCAGCAAATGTCCGAAAGCAACCAAGTGTTACAGGCTGAGGTTAGAGACTACCGCAAAAAGGAAAAACTAAAACCATGAGCGAACCGCACTACGCCTCCGAGGTTGAACGTCTGAAGGAATGCGACAAGGACTACCGCTCCATTGCCGCACAATTGTCCGTATTCTGTTCCGCTGCCATCTTTGCACTAAGGGCAGCCAACAAGGATCTGGAGGACGCACAGGTCAAAGCTGAGATCATTCCTGACCCATTCGCTGAACAGGCTATCGATGATATGTTCCAATCCTACCTAGAGTCATTGCGGGACTACCCTGAGATAATGGCAATAGCACTCAAATTCATACAGCAATCACGATAGACAATGCAACTAACACTCAACCCTGACGAGATCCAGATATGTCAACTCATTGGCAGGATGCGTTCACTCATTGCACGAAGCAATGGAGTCAAGGATGCCAAGATTGGCAACCAAGACGGAGCAGAAGCAGACGTTATTGGAATGATGGCAGAGTACGGGTTTGCAAAGCTAATAAATGTATTCCCTGACCTTGGATTATCACCAAGAAGCGGTTCCGCTGATGGCGTAATGCCAAGTGGCAACAGATACGACATCAAAGCATCAAGACACCCAAACGCCCGGCTACTATCCACGCTCAAGGCAAACCCAGATGTTGATGTATACGTCCTGTGCGTTGTGGACGCTCCATCACTCGACTTCGTTGGTTGGGCATGGAAGCAAGACCTCATTAGTGCCGAGAACATAGTCAACCTTGGTCACGGAGAATGCTACGCCTTGGATCAAGACAAACTAAAGCAATTTTAAATATCCAAATGAAAACATACCTAGCAAAATGGCCCAATGGCACAATATCAGTACTGCAAGCAAACAACATGATAGATCTATTTTGGAATCTCGATGCAGAAGCAAATCCACTAGAAGCGAAAGTGTTTGAACTACCAAAACGATTTCACATTGCAACTTGCATAGTTAACAATGAAATACAAGTCGATGAAATGTATTGCGAGATTTGCGATAGTTACAACCTCAAGGAAGTCATCTTTCCAGATTACATCATTAAAGATGCTTACACTGCAAATGGTCTAGATAAGGTATAAATCCACACAATCATGTATAACTATACCCGCTATGAACTGGACAACTGAACAACTAAAAGAGAAAGGCTACACCCTCGCACCTGACGGACACTACTACTACCATGCAAATAAGTTTAACTCTCAATCTAGAAGGCTACCTGACACCCTCACTAAACACGCTCCTAAATTGCCATTGGTCAAAGTACACAAAGCAAAAGAACCTAGCAAGGACTGCACTGCTAAGTGCAATCCGAAGTACACTCTCGCACTTACAAGATTCTCAACCAAGACTCTCGACGTTGATAATCTTGCTGGAGGAAGCAAACCTCTCATTGACCAAATTAGATACTCCAAACTCATCCCAGACGATAACCCAGAAAGCGTCGAAATCACGTTCTCGCAAGTCAAAGTCAAAACTCAAGCAGAGCAACGAACTGAAGTCACAATTACCAAAGCGTAAACCTAAGCAGTCACAATCACCATATGAGCTTTAAACCATCCAAGAAAATGGGTAGACCGCCAGAGTATAACGAGGAGATCGCAGATGAAATCTGTGAACGACTTTCAATAGGTCAAACACTCTCATCCATCTGTAACCTAGAAGGTATGCCAAACTACTCCACCGTATGGCGTTGGGAATCTTCCAACGAAAACTTTCGCAACAAATCCGCACACGCAAGAAAAATCGGCACTCACGCACTAGCAGATGATTGCATTCGCATAGCAGATGATCCAATGCTAGACGCAGCAGAGAAGCGAGTACGCATCGATACTCGACTGCGATTACTAGGTAAATGGAACGCACGTCAGTACGGAGACAAAATCGAAATAGAGAACACTGGAGCCAAACCACTCAACGTCACATTCACCATTGGTGATCGCAACGCTGAACCAATAGAGCTAATCGAGGGGCGAGATCCTCAACCAGTGCAACAACTGATCGAGCCGCAGATCGAAGCGACACGGACAGATCATGTGGGATAGCGAACGATTTGCTAATGTATTTTAACCACAAAAACCGCAATCTTGTCGATAATAATCACCATATTGTGTTAACTATTTTCAAATACCCCATATCTAGGGTTAAATCATAAATGGTCAAATTATGCCCAAAATGCAGTTCTACGACACACGTTATGGAATGTCGTGACCTCGGCAATCGATTCTCACGCCGTCGATACTGCAACAACGGAAAGTGCAATCACCGATACTCAACCTTTGAGGTAAGCGCACAGGACTACATGAGTCTAAAACAAGTCAACAACATGAAAGCAAAACTAACCGAGATCATCGAGAACCTATGAAAGCGCATGAGATAACACCAGAGATGCGTATAATCCAGCAACAAAAGCAGGAGATTAGAGAATTGCGGCAAATCATCCATGAATTGCAGCATGATGTAAACAAGCAGAAGTCCTTGATTAACAAGCTGAAGAACAAGGAAAATAACCAATAACTTCACATAACAGCAGTAGTACATAATGAAAACAACAAAAATGAAATTTCACGCACTAGGGCTTCCACATACAGTTACATCTAAAGAGTTTAACGCTTGCGCGTACACGCAGAAGGTGGTCAAATTTGCAAAAGCTATGACCAACAGGGGTCATGAGGTGATCCACTACGGGCATGAGGACAGCGACCTTCAATGTACCGAACACGTCAGCGTCCTGACCAACGAAGACTTCGCTAAGTCATATGGATCCCATGACTGGCGCAAGACGTTCTTCAAGTTCAACACCGAGGATCACGCATATCAGACGTTCTACGCCAACGCCATTCGGGAGGTAGGCAAGCGTAAGCAGAAGAATGACTTCATTCTCCCCTTCTGGGGATCTGGAGTCAGACCCATCTGCGATGCCCATCCAGACCTGATCTGCGTTGAGCCGGGGATTGGGTATGCGGGTGGTCATTGGGCGCGGTGGAAGGTATGGGAGAGTTATGCCATCTATCACGCTCATTGTGGCATGGGTGCTGTTGGGCAGTGCCAGCAAGACAACTATTCCGTTGTGATACCTAACTATTTTGATATCGATGATTTCGACTTCAATGACAAGAAGGAAGACTACTTCCTCTATCTAGGCAGGGTCTACTCTGGCAAAGGAGTTGATATCGCAATCGATGCAACTCGTCGCGCGGGAGTGAAACTGGTTGTAGCGGGTCAGAAGGAAGCAGGGTATACATTCCCACCTCACGTTGAGTATGTGGGCTACGCTGACGTTTTAAAGCGAAAGGAACTGATGTCTAAAGCCAAGGCATCATTCCTGCCTAGCCAATATGTCGAGCCATTCGGTGGGGTGCAGATTGAGAACCTGCTATCTGGAACACCAACCATCACGTCAGACTGGGGATCCTTTGCAGAGAACAACCTGCACGGGGTCACTGGATACAGGTGTAGGACGATGGGTGATTACGTCGATGCAATCCACAACATCGACCGCATCAGACCAGCGGACTGCCGTGCATTTGGAGAGAACTTTACACTTGAACGAGTTGCGCCGAGGTACGAGAAGTATTTCCAAGACGTGCTAGACGTTCACAACGGAGCGGGATGGTACGCTGAAGGAAACGGAATCGATGCAATGACAATGACTTACCCATCCAATTACTAGCAAACCTTGTGACAAATAGTGGGTAGTATTTGTCACCAAAACAATATGAACGAAACAACAGAAGAGAAGCTAGACAAGATAACCAAGGAGCGTGACCAGTGGAGGGACTGCGCTAACAAGCTAGTTGAGTCATCAGGTTGGCATGACCTGTGGCCTCAAGCAGTTGCACACTATCGCAAGCTAAAGGAGGAACTAAAATGAGTGACTACAAGTTTGAATCGCAGTACTGGGGAGACTGCTGCAACACCTTTGACGAAGACCAGAAGCACTACGTCTATGGCAGATTCATGGGACTGCATCAGGTTGGCTACGGATTTAGTCTGTCTGGCAAGTCAGTGCTGGACATAGGTGGTGGCCCAACGTCCATGCTGCTAAAATCGAAGGGACTGGGCAGGGCATTGGTAGTGGATCCGCTCCAGTATCCGCAGTGGACTTACGCTCGCTACCATGAGCATGGTGTTGAATGTCTGGTGATGCGAGGTGAGGACGTGGTAGAAGAGGGGTTCGATGAGTGCTGGATTTACAATTGTCTCCAGCATACTGATGATCCTGCGT